CGCCATAGCTTTGTTAGTGATAGTTTGATTACGTATTATTAAATCCTGCATAGTAATTACTCCTGTATCGTATCAATTGAGACCATAAAAAGAACCAACACGTTTGTTAACTGAGTCCCAGTAATCTGCGGTGTGGTTGTAGTTATTGAAGGCAGCAACCTCATCGGGAAAGCCTTTAGAAAGCAACCGACGGTTACCAGTGTCAGCATGCAGGATTGCTGCAGCTAATTTACCTTTGAATGAATTTGGATCTAAGCGATTCCAGTACCAGTCAAACAATAGTTTTTCTGCAGATGTAGGTGTATCGGTTTTAGTTGTCATTGTTGCGCTCCTTGAGTTTGTGATCGATGTCATTGAAGATGCAGTGCCAAGTTGAGTCGGTTAGATCTTCTGAGTTGATTGTCATGTAAAGAGCTTGGTCTATACCCTGCCCCTTGATAGTAAGTACGAAGTTGTCGATTGCGTAATCGTGCGGCATATTAAGCATTGTTTACCCTCCATTTGAATTCGCCACGGCAGATGCTGTTAATAGATTGCATGTCTAAGCCAACCTCATCTGCTAGGTAGGTAGCCATGTTTTTGTTTTCGTCACTGAGCATGTATAAGCTGTCGACGTCCCCGTATTTGTGGATGAGGTCATCGTATAAAGAGTTGTACTCTTGCTCGGTGAGACATAAGTCAGTGAGACGTTTGAACAAGTCAGGATCGTCAGGCATGCTGTCGTCATATGCAGCATTGATGATAGTGTCTAGTTGCTCGTTGTAGTGTTTACATATTGAGTTCCAAACAACATAGGCCATGGTCATTGCATAGACTTTGTTGCTAGCATCAAAACCTTGACTGAAGTGTTCGATCCAGTCGCTGATTTTTCCGGCCTCCTCGACAGTATGAAAAAGGTTGCTTGGTTGTAGTCGTTGTATTTGCATTATTTACTCCTTGTAGGTAATTCGTATTGTTCAAAGTCAATGTCCCAGATGTCATAGCCAAAGTTCTTGATATGAACTTGCAGCTCGTTAAAGAACTGTGTGTCTGTAAACACATCTGGTAGATATGACATAGCTAGCTCGACACATTTCTTGACGCATCGGTCGTCAGCGTTAGTCATAGTGCAGACATTGACGTCTGAGTCTGGATCCCAGAACTCGATATAGTTAAGTAGTGACATGTAACCTCCTATGCATTGCAGTCGCAGTGCCAGTCGCTATGAGGCTCGTGGTACCACTCAGTCCAAAAGATTGTGGGATCGTCCATGACTTCCCAGTCGAGAGTTGCCCAATAGACTTGAAGTTCACGTACGGTTTTGACAAAAGGCAAAACTTTGGATGCAACAATGCATTCTTCGGAACACCAGTTGCCGTTACCCTCGAAATGTAGCCAGCCGTCGTGCATACCAGTACCGCAGTGGTCGCAGTAACGTGGAAAGCATGTGGCTAGTGCTGGTTTGCCGTCGACTTGATCAGGGTCGTGATAGTTAGGATCGTCAGTTCTAGAGCTCGTCATGGTATATCTCCTCTAATCGTATTAAGTCGACAGGATTGTCGTTAGAGTCAAAGAACTCTGTGGTGTCATTGACGTCTTCTACACCTGTAAATGGTAGATCTTCATCTAGTGAGTAGGCGTCACGGTTAGCTGGATCGTATTTAACGATTGCGCTATATGTTTTGACTGTAGTTATTTTGCGTACAACTGTTATGTTCATAATGTATATGCCTCGTATAAAGTTAATAAAACGCCAAGCAAAGCGGCGGCGTATAGACCTGTCAGAAAGTAATAAAGCTTAATCATTAGGTTTCTCCGTTATAGTTATCGTTCTCAATAAGCTCATAGATATCTGGGCGATCGTTACGTAGAAAGTCTTCGTGGTCAGATACTTCTGCACGACCAATGATGTGACCCCATTCAGGTGCTTGTTTCTCGAATGCGTAACCGAGATTGGTTAGTGCTGAGTCGAGATCGTCACAAGATGTGCGGTTAGGTAAATCGAGTGCAACGCAGCAGTTCATTACGACGTCCCAAGGTGCGTCAGTAACAAATTGAGCTGTGTCCCACTCGCCTCTGTATACGTATTCGTCAATTGTGTATAAGTCCATTACTTGATCTCCGAGTTACTTGATAGTCCTTGCTCAAGTGTTGTCATGTGAACGTCTAGATCGAAGTCAAAGTCGACAGAGCTGATAGAATTGATGTGGTCATCTAGTTCTTCACTGGCGCGGTATTCAGCGTCGTCAAGATCTTCTGCTTCTACTTCAATACGATGTGTGTAGGTAACGTTGTACACATAGCGTTTGCGAGCACGACAGAAGGTTTCTTCGATGTAATCGATAGTTTCACCAGTGATAATCTCGAACATCTCGAGACCAGAGACTTCTTCTTGATCACGGATATTCCAAAAGCGTTCGTTCTCAAACCACTGGTGATAACGAGCTACGAATGTAGCTATTGCAGTTTTGAGGTTGTCAATAGCAGTTGGTGGAACTGTCTCCGCGTCCTCAATGATAGTGGTGCGTTCTTTGATGATGTCATTACGAATGACGTCTGTTGCGTTGTTCATGTTGTTTCTCCTTAACATTAAAAAAAATAGATGAATTACCATTCATCGTTACGGTGTTGTGCAGGTACGCATACAGCGTTACCTACAATGATGCAGTTTGGATCAATCCAATCTTCACCATTTTCTTTACGTCGCTCATACCAATACATTGACGCGTCAGCGTTGTACTCGAGCTGCTTCATGCGGCCATCTTCGTCAACAAGTAGGACGTCGTTGTTTGGTAAAAGGACACGTTCGATATAACCACCTACAAATTCTTTGACCTCGTCGTAGGTAGGTGTGTAGTCATATATTTTGAAATTAGCTTCCATGATTATTTCTCCTATAAATTAAATTGCCTCGCCTCCACACCATGATAGTGAGCAGGCGAAGTGAGTTGGCTACTGGCTTTGCCAGTGCGTGCATTAACATTTTTTTCTGAAGCAAAAAGAGAGGGAGCCGAAGCTCCCCCTGGTGTTACTTAGCTAGTGCTGCAGCTAGTCGCTTCGCATAGTCAGGTCGTGCCTTACTTTGCTTTGCAACCAAGTTAGATTCTGGGAAGTATTTCTTTAGTTGATCTAGGTAGGTCTTCTTAGCTTGCTTCCACTCTTTGACTCGCTCTTCTGCGATGTCTTGCTTATCGAGTTGCTCGACTATGTAATCATCGTGATGAGCGGCATCGTCGACAGGACGACCTTCGATATCCGTTGGATCGTCACCGATCTTCTTGCGGATATTCTCATTTGCAGTGTGAGCTGCATTGACATTGAGCTTAATCCAGTAATCGCAGTTAGAGACTGCGTTCTCCAGTGTTACTCGTTGAATGAACTCGTTGTTAACGGGTGTTAGATCTAGTGTGATGTTTGCCATCATGTTTCTCCTATTTATATCGGCGTTATTGCCAACAGGGCTTCTCGAGACCAGAACCAGGATCAATACAAGGACATCGTCCGACCCCTTCAGCGGGTTGTATTTATCCTGGGGCTGGGCTGCACTGAATTGGCAATGGCGCTGATAGAAATAGAAACGAGAAACATAGATGGATAAAGATCACAGACTAGATCAATACCTGTTAATGATGAGTGCAGGCAACGTTAAGAAACACTAGGAGTACTTGCAGTGTTTTACTGTGATTACTGGATGAACTTAACTCGTTGGGTTGTGATGTCATGAGATACCGCAAGAAGATCTTGGTGCGATACGGATATCGGAGGTTGTCATGGATGCTGCTCATCGATTACATAGGCGAGTGAGTTGAGAAGCTTAGAGATCGCAAGAGATGAGACAATGATAGTGGAACAGCTAAGGAGAGCTGCCAGTGAAACTAAATACTTCACAGGGTCTTATCTTGGTTAAGTAAGGCAGCGTGGCTATGTGAAGGCTAGCGGTTATTGATTAGGGATACACCAGGGAAGCTGAGGTGTGTCTAGGTGTTGGAGTGGCGTAAGAAAAAAATAGATAGAGAAGAAAGAGACGCGAGTTTTTTTCGCGGCTCACCTTATAAGGATGCACGCATCATAACGCATGGGATATAGAGTCCGTTGGGATGTCAACATACAGTAGGGTTTGAAGCCTATTGTGGCGTAGATTGTGGCGTTATGATAGTCAACTCACTTCGCCGCGGGTGCCCCCGTGCCTTTCTTAGACGCGAAACACCAGGATTGATGCGGCGTCTCAGGGGCAAGGGGGGAAGTCGCCCTCTCGGGTCAGGAAAAAAGGCTTTCACATTTTTCTGCAAAATAATCCGACTACATCTTTGTTACAGGAGGCAGTGGTTTCTCTACAATATCCTTTTTACCCCTAGAAACCCTAGAGAGCACTTTAGTCACCATCAGTTTTAATTTATTTACCATACTTAAGAATTTCCAATTTAGTCTCGAGCTTTCGTATCTCCTCCTGAAGATCCCTAGTGCGATCCTCTAGCTTCTCAAGTATTACTACATTGACTTTGATACGACTTTCTAACCTCCCCCTCTCTAATGCATTTTCAGGAGAAGGAATGATCTGCATGTGATCATCAACCAATAGACGCATAGCTTGATTAAGCCTCACTATGTCGTTATTAGCTGTGTAAAGCATTGAGCCTAAGAACGTTATAAAAGCAAAAAGGAGCCCGAAGGCTCCCTTAGTGAGATGATCTTGCATAACTACCAGGCCTTGCACGACCAATAGCGTGCTGAGAGTTTATTACTAGCTGAGGAACAGTTATGCCTAGCTCTGAAGTTTTTACGCCTAGAAGGAATGTTTTTCTTGATCTTCATATTGGCATCACCAAAACGAATAATCTTCTCTTTACCACCAGAGCAAGCTTTAACGACACTCTTCTTACCACCTGAGATCTGACGTCGAGGCTTATTACAAGCCATCTTGCTCTTATCAATCTTCATGCCAGCCATTACTTCTTATCTTTCTTAGCTTTAGTAATGGCAGTCTTAGACCACTCTTTGAAGTCTTTCATTTGCTTCTTGAATTTAAGATCTGCCTTTGTTGGTTCATTATTCGAAGCCTTAATTACTTTACCTCCGTCTTTGTCTCCTGACTTACGCGCTTGCTTTTGCATATGTCGGATCCACATCTCATTACCCTTGCGTCCTTCTTTATCTAGATCAAGACGTTTACGAGCTTCATTCTTGCTGAGAGTGTTCTTCTTAACACCTAGGTCTTTGTTAGGGGCTGTTTTTTTCTTAGGTGTTGCTTTATTCTGATACTTCTTCTTACTTAATAATTTATGTCTTGCATCTCTATTCTTAGCTGAATAAGCAGAAGCATCTCCTTTCTTCATTAGCTTCTTAACTTTCCTTACTTTCTTACTCATCTTGTAAGCGTCATATCCTGCTTTTGCTACTCTTCCTATAGCAGCTATTACTGGTAATGCCATATATCTCCTTACTTAGGTAATCTTAAGAACCTCTTAAGAAGTCTTAAGTACTATTAATACTATGTGAACCGGGGGGGGGCTTTTCCTCCCCCTTTCCGATATCGTCCACAATTAATTTATCCAGCCTTTATAAGCACTTCGAGTCTTACCTTGTCCTGGGAACAAAGCGTTATCCATGAACTTCTGTAGCTCATCCTCGAGTAGCTGGGCTCGTCTGTCTTTCATCTCTTCATCAGCTTGTGCTGCCATCTGTTCAACCCAGTAGGCAACAGCCATAGATAAAGCATCGAGTCTATCGTCGTGTCTTAGAGCACCCTTATCTCTTGTAAGGCGTGTCATTTGATAAAACAGCATGTATTGAGTAGCTTTTTCAGCTGGGTATACCTGAGCTGTCTTATAGTCATTTTCGATCACATTAGGATCAATAATGAGCCTGTGTTGGTTCATTACAGGTTCTAAGGTGTCAATCATTCGCTTCTCTTTCTGAATTGAATGTCTTACCTCTTCTATAGTCACAGGGTATGTCTTAACAAAATATGGTGAGACCAATTCTTTGAACATTCCGTCGCCGAAATTACTTTCAATGAGTACTTGGTTGACCTTATGTCTTTTCGCCAAATCTGCGAGCTTCTGGAGCGTCTCAGGGGCATATCCACCCTGGATACCTCCAGCATCTACAACGTATAGAAAACCATTGAGCATTTTGACAATGGCATAGGATGTTTCGTCAGCACCACGACCTGAGGGGTCAATAGACATAACGGAACCTGAATATTCCAACCAGTCTCCTAAGACTTCTTGTGGCTGGTAGAACTTGTCACCTACAAGACCTACATTAGGTAGATCCTTTTGTTCTAAGTGACTCATACGTCCCCAGACTAAATTTTCAGGTGCTTTATCTACATTTGTACTTAATACAATAAGATCATGCAGCTTTAATGGATATCTATCTGCATCAGATAAAGATGTATCCAACATGAACTGTAAAGCGAATCCTGAGCGACCATAAGATAGCTCACGTTCCATTAGATCTTCATCATCAAATCTATCGGGATCAGTGGGCGCTCCTTGGTCTTTTTCTTGTCTATCTAAGGCATCCCCTATGATGGGAGCTAATCTCCCCGTCATGCGATTTCTCTGGACTTCTGAGGGGTATCTTGCAGGCCATATTCTGACCTCATAACCACGGTCTGGTAATTGCTCATAAATAGACATTTCTGTCTGAGGTGTTCCAAGGTAAATGATCTTGCCTTCTGGCTTTAAGATCGCATCAAATTCCTTGATGGATTCAGCTAGCTTCTCTCGCATAACCTGAGTGGCTGAGTTGTTAGGTACCTCGATATCATCGGCTACGATAACGTCAGCACGAGATCCTGCTAGCTGACCTGTGATTCCCACAGATTTTACTGAAGGAGAATGAGAGGCCTGAGCTGGAGCTACATCAAAGGCTACCTTGGATTGCCTTTGGCCTTCTCGAGATTTCAAATGTGCCAGGAATGGAACATCCTGGATAAGTCTTTGCGTAAATGTAGAGAAGTCATCAGATCTAACTTTAGATGCTGAGACTACCAATATCTTTTTCTCAGGATCCATAAGTAACTCCCAGCATACATAAGCTGAGGTTACATAGGATTTACCTACACCACGGAATGCTTCGATTACGCAACGCTTCGGTGAGTTTTGCAGATAATCGGCTATGTCGTATTGGACTGGCGTGGGATTAGGTAGGTTGAGATGTTTCCAAATTAGGAATAAGAAGTTACGAAAGTCTTTTAGTTCTTCTGGGACTTTGTTCGGCATAGTCCTCCTGTAAGTTTAGAACTGAACCTTTTGGTAATTCTTAGTGTTCTTTTTCTTAGGTACGCAGTTTGGCACGTTACGTCCATTCTTCTTTTTCATACCTATTTGTTTATAACCTTTCCAACATGCCATCAGTGTCTCTCCAATGATTCAACATCGAATGGCAAATGGTCTACTAAGTTACCCAGAGGTGATCCCTCCATTGGTAAGGCTTCTATCCCATTATCTTTTAGGAATTTAATAGCAGCACTTAATTCAGCTGCAGTTGCATCCCCATTTTGAATTTTATATAGAAGGTCTTCTGCTACAGCGTTGTGCAGCTCTTCTAAAAGCTTATTGGGTGCTGTCACTTGTTCCTCCCTCTATTCTTGTTTTTAGATTGAATACGTAGATTCTTCACTGAGTTGTTTTTAGGATTACGATCTTTGTGATCTACGTCCATACCGTCACCCTTACGTGCGCGACCTTTACGGATCATTAATGCTCTTGCAGCATTTCTTGCAGCACGCCTTTTCTTTTGATTGGGTTTCTTATGGTATGTCTCGTATTCCTTTTTATAATTCCTAGCCATCATTTCTTCCACTGGGCTAGGCCTTTGATTCCGAATGAGGCTGCTATAGCTGCAGCTAGGAATCCTTTGTAGTATTCGGGCATTGCAGATAAAACATCGAATCCCTGGGTTATATAAGGAACAAGCGCCGGTATAAATGCGCCAATCATTGGTATGGATAGGACTATGGTAAACCATTCGTCCTTCCATGAATTATTAGCGTTCTTAGCTTGTTCTATTTCCCAATAAGCGTCCGATTGGATCTGCTTCATTTTTGATTCGTGTTTAGCCTGTGTTTCTACTCTTTTACTTTTGAACCACTCGGCTGCAATACTCCCGACTGCTGAGAGTATTTGGATCATTTAGGATCACCTCCTATGCACATATAAAGGGTGTAACTAGAGGTAATAACCAACAATCAGGTATAACGATTATTGGTATCACTTTGGTTTGTATAAAATATCGAAGAGCTTATCTAGCTTCTGATCGATCTTATGAAACATAGCTTTGTTGTCTGCATAGTTTGATTCGATCTGTTTAGTGTTTGCTTCGATTCTGACGTTTTGTAAGGCGACCTCTCGCTCAATACCGCTGATATACGTCACCATACCTATTACTAGTACGGTTGTTGTAATGATATGGGAGATATTAACGGTCTTGGAGAGGTGCCAGGATTCTTTAGGTTCCATATATCTCCTGGTTTTAAATTGCCGCTATACTGCGATCTTAAATAGGATAATTCCGTTACCACCATCACCTGATGTTGAGCCTGAGTTTGCTGCATTATTAGCATCTTCAGCAGCACCACCGCCTCCGCCACCAGTACCGTCTTGACCGTGAATAGCACTTGAATAGCCTTGTTGGTAATTTGGCCCAGAGTTTCTATCGTTTGACCAGTTACCATTACCGCCACCGCCTTGACCGCCTTGTGCAGCATCGGTTCTAATAGTGCCATTAGGGCCTCGATAAGAGCCACCACCGCCACCACCTGCGAACCAACCGCTTTCACCAAAGGCTGTTCCAAAGGTAGATGACATATCTATACCTGCTCCACCTGCACCACCGATAGAGTTGGCATCATTGTGACCGCCAGACTGGTCGCCACCTTGACCGCCTGCTCCACCGCCACCACCACCAGAGTAGTTACCGTTTGCTGAAATACCGCCAGAGTTTCCGTATGATGACCAACCAGAGTAAGTTGTTTTGTTAGATGATCTTCTGTTTGTTGAGTTACCATCTCTAGCACCTTGTCCACCTGCTGAACCACCTTGTGCTGCTTGACTACCTCCATCGTTTGCTCCGCCACCGCCGCCACCATTTGCAGTAACGCCTAGTGCAACAGAATTACCACCATTGTTACCTGCTCTTAAATTAGATGACCCTGGTGTCCATCCGTCACCACCTGCTCCAACAGTTAATGATGCCGAACCACTTGGTAATGTATATCCAGAATAGTAAAGCACTTGTCCTGCTCCACCACCACCTGAGGCAGTATCGTTGTCACCATAAGATTCACCACCGCCGCCACCGCCTGCTACGATAAGAACATCAGCACTAATAGAATTTGCTACTGTGTAATTAGTTGTTCCAGTATCTGTAAATGCGTAGATTGCGTATCCACTTATTGATGTATCTACGGAATCGTAACCTGAAATTTGTGGTTGATTTACAGTAATAGTGTATTGCCTGTCAGATGTTTTAGAATTTGCTGTGGCTCTAACAGTAAAAGTGTAAGTTGTAGATGATGTTTCTGAGTTTGCTGTACCAGAAAAAGTACCATCAGAATTTAATGTAATTCCAGTTGGTAAAGTACCAGATACTTTAGAAAAAGTTATTGTATCACCATCTGGGTCTGTTGCTGTTATTGCTGTTAAATTAGAACTTGCTCTATCTAAATCTTGTAATGTTCCTAATGAGCCACTAGCAACATTAAAACTAGGTGCTGTATCAACATTGATTTGACTAGCAAGTGTAGTTGATAAACCAGTTATATTTTCAACCTTAACACCGTAAGGCTCTTGAGCATTTAAAAAAGATGCTTTAGGTGCAACTGCTGTAATTTGAGTTTCACCAGATACTGTTACAGTTGACGCATTAAAATTTGTTCCTGAATTTCCAACAAAAGTTACAGCAGCACCAGATTGAAAATTAGTACCAGTAATAACTATTGTTTGATCGCCACCTGCTTGGCTATCTACTTCTGTGACATCAATTGATGAAATTGTTGGTGGTGCATCAATAGGCTTAAAAGAACTACCAGTGTAATACTCGGCAAGACCAGTATCAGAGTTAAAACGAATTTGCCCTGCTGTTGAACCACGTTGTGCAGAAGTACCTGTGGCTACCTTAGTGCCTTCCGTACCAGTATCCGTGATGTTCTCAAACGGAGGTACGTTGTCTAGGTTGGATACTTTAACGTCACCATTGGAATCTAAAAGATCCGCAAGGTTTCTTGCTTTACTCATAAGACCTCCTCAAGTTGTTGTTGTGTAGGTTGTGTTAATGTTGGGTGATTCCACTCTTCTATATAATCTCCATCACCATCATTTCTTAATGTAACTAAAGCATTTTGGACTGGCGTATCTCTAAAATCTTCTCTTGTTAATTCTGGATATATAGATATAATTTTTTCGTATAAAGACATTATGCTTCCCTCACTAAGTAACCACCAAAATTTCCCCAGTCAGAACCATAAAGAGTAATATCAGTTCCCATATCTTGGTATATATACATCTCTAAGTAATCAGTTGTACCATTCATTGGTATAAAAGAACTAAATTGGGCAGACGGGTAATTAGCAGTATTTGGGGATTCTGTAATTATATCTTTTACCCTACTACCATTTTTATATAATTTTAAAGCGACCCATCCGTTATAAGGAGTTGTAAACTGAACAAAACTATTTATAAAATATAACCCTGCTACATCAGGTTGGTATCTTGCATTACTTGGGTCATATAAATTGTCATAATCATACAATTCACTATTAAAAGTAATCTTTGTATTAGTATTCCAAGTTGCTGTCATAGTCCCAAAAGTTGCTTGAAAAGCACCATAACCAACAGTAGGCATAGTAATACCAGTAAGACTACTTCCATCACCAGACAGAGTACCTGATACAGTTAGATTCTGTGGTACAGTCAGGTTACCAGAGGAGTCTACAGATATTGCTGTGTTGTCGTTATCTGGATCGGAGATTGTAGTTACTTTTAACTTACTCATACGACCTCCTTAGGATACTTGTCTTTAACTGCTTGTATTGTTGCAGTCATTTCTGTTGAGAATGCACCTGCTTTAAATAGGTCGTCTAGTTGGTCGCCTATTGGTGGGTATTCATCTTTACGATTTCTTGCATATTCTTGTGCATCATATTCTGCTTGTAGTCTTGCAATCTCATCTGTAATTTCTTGTTCGGTAGGTTGCGTCTGTTCTGTATCTAACCATTCTAATTCACCATCTCTTACAGTATATTGAGAGTTTGGTCTTAATGAATCTAAAGCATTTCCTATATCAATCATTGTGCTATCTCCATAAGAGTCATAGTTGAATCTTCATAAATATAATAACCTCTGCCAGTATTCCCACACGCAAATTGAATTTTATAAGTTAATGGTGATGTTCCTGATGTAGTTCTGTAAATCATCATAGGCATAATATAAGTGTGATAAACAGTATCACCTAATTTACCTAAGTTATCTGATGTAGTTCTTACTTCGTGGATTTGTGTGCTGCCTTCGAGAAGTTGCACATAAAAATCTAAATCACCACCAGTGGGTGCTTGTACTTTTGGATGATATTCAATCAATATTAAAATCTTATTTCCTGATGCAGATGGTGTAATAGTTCCACTTAATCCTATTTCTGTCCAACCAGTAGAAGTTGTGTAGGTATTTACATTTGGAGTAAAAGATGTTCCTTGCACAACTTGTAATACTGAACCACTAGGTAAATCACCAGAAGTTATATCACCTACAAAAATCTCACCTGCACCATCTGGTAGCGTTATATTTCTATCCGTATTTGTATTAGGTGCTGTGATAGTTAAAGTACCAGTGCCTGAAGCATTTCCTTGTATTTTTACTTTACTCATAATCTACTCCGGCTTAGGGTTATCTGCTTTAACTTGTGCTATAGCATCTTTCCAAGTTGTTGTTCCGTTTACTGCATCCCAGTATTGCATATCTAGTTGTTCGCCAATGCTAGGATA